TGACTTAGGATATAGGATTGGTGATACGGAGTTCATTAGTGTATGTGGATATAGGAGTGACAGTAATGTGAGTTGGCCAGCTGGTAGTGTGATATTCTACAATGAGAATGGATTCTGGAATGGTGACTGGTTTGATACAGTAGAGAAACTAGAGAAGAGAATTTTGGAAGAGATAGAGAAGAAGAAGGCTATGGTTAGCGAGTATAGGATAAGAAGGATGAATAGAGACTTTGTTTGAAAGGTTGGTGGCAGACAGAAGAACTAAGGAAGGATTTAGAGATAAGTAACAAGATTTTGTATAAATAATAGAAAATGGGAGAATTTTCTATATGATATACAGAAGTAGAGTAGATAATGTTGACGAAGCAAAGAAGATATTGGAAAGTGCCGGCTATCTCGTTGAAAGAACGCCATTGGAAGCAAGAACGGACGATAGATTTAAAGTACCAGCACTTAGTAAAGTACCAGAAAAGATAGAAAACCGTATAAAATATTTTAAATATTTTTTGCATTACATAAATGATGGTGATAAAGACTATGCTGACGATTTTAAAAATGTAGGTTTAGAAATCATCAATACTGCTTTAAAAAATTACGGACCGATTAAATTATATAAATTATATGATTATGACTGGAAAAAGGATAAAAGTTATCTTAAAGCTTATGTTAACTTAGCTGAGTTAGATAGGAATGGACTTATTAAGAATAAGGACATCCTTGACAAGCTGATAAGAAGCCTTAAAAAAACATTTGCTTATACTGATTATAATGGCATTTATATAAAAAACATTGAATATGAATATGGTGATATTGTGTCTAATATATGGTTTGTATTTTCGCCTACAGATAAAAGGCCTAGTGATTTTAGTGCAGCTGAACTTCTGTCAATAAGAACTAATATGATAAAATCAATACGAGAGACTGTAGACAAGGTTGCTATGAAAGTAAATGATATTATCAACAAATGGGAGAAGAGTTACAATAAAGCTTGGAAGAATGAATCATATAGACTAACTGAAGGTAGAATAAACTTACAAGCATTCAGACAGTCTGTATTTGATTTGGCTGTTGACTTGGGAGCAAACTATGAGGCGGCTTATGATGCAGCCAAAATGATAGATATGGATATGGCAAAAGAAACTACAGTTGAAGAACTAGCGAGAGAAATTGCTCAAGAATATCCTGCTAGATAAAAAAGTAAAAAATAATTTACAAATAAAGGACCTTTTCGGAGGTCCTTTTTTCAATATTGACAGAAAGTTCTAATTATTGTATATTTTATTCTATGACATCATTTCAACTTTCAATAATTGAAGAATATATAAAGAAACTAGGACTTATAGAGATATATCCTGATGTAATAAATGGTAGATATTTTGGATTACCAGAAATATCACCGAACGAATGGTTGGTATGCATATCAGGCAAGAAATTGTATATAGTGAATTATATAGGAATAGATAAAGAAACTTACACTATAATCACTAGAGATTCAGATATATATGCAGATTTATATTCAAATTATACAGTTACTAGATTGAAGAACATTATCAATAGAATTGTTAAGAAAGCAAAAAAGTTGGTATATGAGGTAAAACAAGATTATATCAATGATAGAATAGAAGCTTTGGAGAAAGACTTTGAATAGAAAACAGATTGACAGTTTAATAAAATATATGGAATCTATTGGTATGGTTAGAGTATATCCTGATATACTAAATGATGACCCTGACATGTATTATGGTATTAATGGTATAGAGGCTAACCAGTGGATTGTTAGAATATACGATACTAGAGACGGTATAAAATACAATGCTGCAACATTGATTAGCAACATTAAAATAACTGATGAAAAAGTTATAACTGAAAATGCTGATGATGTCTATAATATTTCAAACACAACGAAATATAAAATACGAAATATGGTTGATTGGGCAAAACGAGCCCAATATGAATTGAAAGAAATACAGATACATAAAAAACTATCTGCTATTAACGGAGATTTTGAATGACTGATAAAGAAATAAAAGTATTTGTTAAATGGATGAAAGAAAATAATTGTACTTTCAAGAAATGTGAAGATGGTTATCATTGTTTATACAATGGATTGTACATATGTCTTTTACAGCGAATAAATGATTTATGGAAATGCTACATACATCCATTGACAATATCTGGTAATACTGTATCGGCTGACATTAGATTTAGATTGGTTGGTATATGTAATTCTAGATATGAAGTCATTAAAGCAAATATTGAAACAAACATATTCAAGAAATACATACAGTTAAATAATTTCCTAAAACATAGAAAAATAAATATGCGATTGAAAGATATGGAGAATGATTTTAATGAAACCGCTTGATGAAAATGTGAGAAAGAAACTATATAAGTTTTTCTATACATCTGATGGTGTTAATTTCCATATAAGGAGACAGTGGCTCTATTATACTGAAGAAATAACATATAATTTGGATTATTTTAACGTTTGTATAACTGGAATTAGAGAAAATGGATTTAACACAACGATACAAGTTTCACCTAAGAAAAAGAAAAAGCTATTGAAGACTTTATCATTATTGAAAGAAATATGGAATGATACAAATAACAATAGTAGAGAAATTAGAGATAAAGTCTTAATGACTTGTAAAAGAAAAATTGAAATGCTGGAGGATTTCTCATGATGAAATCATACTTAAAATTTGATTGGGAATCAATAAACAAGATACAAGACATATTTAATAAGCATAAGATTGAATATGACTATGTAAAACTAATGAAAAACCTTGAAAGCACAATTGGTAAAGGATATGTCAACTGGAAGGATTTCGTTGATGAATACAGTGACGATTACAGTATTAAGTGGAAACACTGTAAAGGCTTTAAGGAAATTTTAGGAAAGTATTCAAAGGCAGTTGATAGTAATACAGAAATTATCAGCATAGAAGGTGGTTTCGTGGAATGGATTTATATTCCTAAAAAAGACATTGTATTAGATACTGATACTAATGAATTGCTTGTCTATGATGGTGATTCAGAACAAGTTGGTGATATTGCTGATATTGAAAAATTTATAGTTGAAAATGAGAAGCGTCTTAAAGCAATAGCCAAATTTAGAAGCAATAAGAAAGTTGTTGAAATTGTAAAACAAATGAAGAACAATCTTAAAGCGCTTGATAAAGAAAAAGAAAAATATGATATTATAAATTCAAAATATAAGCAAAATCTAAATCAGATATTATCTCTATGTTCTGACTTTGACTGATTTTGAAATAAATACTATATGAAGATAGATTTATCCGTATTCAATGATGAAGTCCAGAAAGGAATAGGTCTTTGTAGTCAGATTGAAAAATATGGCTATGAAGCATATATAGTTCGGTGGCTGTGTTCGTGATATAGTTAGGTGGTATAAGAACCGGACAAGAGGGAGATCCGAACATACACGATGTAGATATAGCCACCAATATGCCGATAGACGAGCTATATGACAATTTCAGATGCACTTCCAATAATGGTGAAGCACATGGAACAATATTAGTCTTATTTGAAAATGAACCATTTGAAGTCACTCAGTTTAGGACTGATGGTGATTATACCGACGGAAGACATCCAGATTCAGTTAAGTTCACGAAATCATTTAAAGACGATACATCTCGCCGTGATTTTACGATAAATGCTATGGGCATAGATTGTAGAGGTAATCTCATAGATTATCATGGCGGTGAACAAGATCTTGAAAATGGAATATTGAGAACAGTTGGTGTTGCATCTGAACGATTTGGTGAAGACGCATTACGAATTATTAGAGCATTGAGATTTGCTGCCAGGTTTGATATGGATATAGATGATGACATATTGACTGGCATAGAGATGATTAGAGGAAATCTTTCAAAGATTGCACGTGAACGAATTGGTGCAGAACTGATAAAGACGGCTGAATATGGTGCTAAGCCATTTTATAGAGTAATTTCATTGATAGAAAATACCAAGATAAACGAAGTGCTTGACCCTGAAGGCGTTGTTGACTGGGATAATGCAATCACATTGACAGCTCGCAGATTGACCTTAGGCACCACAGAATTCAATAAGAATGTCAAAGCTGCATTTGGATGTCTATTATATGGTGCTGATTTGAGAAAAGCCGCTGTAATGTTTAGATTGGAGAATGACTTGATAAGGTCATTGAACTGGGTGTATAACAATTTGGAAACATATAAGAATTTCGGCGATAGTCTTGTAGATACAGTCAAAATGATTACGAATAGTGATTTTGACTTATTGGATGAGTTGGCAAATATAATCTTAGGTAAAGGAATTGATGATGAAGAACTAGAGAATATGCAGAACTTAGCCCAGAAAGTTCTTCCAAAATCTAAAGATTTGAGTCAAGCCATAATGGATGCTGGGATTAAAGGCCAAATGTTCGGTAAAATACTAAAACAACTATCAGAATGGTATTATGATAATACTATGCGTGGTCATCAACTAAATAAGACTGAAATAAAAAATTATATAAATAGTATATAGAGGTTTTCAATTATGCTATTGGAAGATGCAAAAGAAATATTGAAGGATTGTGGTTATTTGCTAGAGCGAGAGAACATAGCAAATAATTTTGATTTGCGAGATATAAAGAACTGGATTAGTGCTAATACAAAGTATAAAGCATTCATTAAAGATATGGGTATATCCAAGCAAAAAAACTGGAATCATGAAGATAAGATGTCTTGTTCCATAAATCTAACCCATACACCAGTACCTACGAAATTAACCATTGATGTATATCAAGATGGCATATATGCTTATGCTGAAGGTGAAGATTTTGCCACTAAAGCATTTAAAATCTATATGCTAGACGATTTGAAACAGGTTATTTCAGCACTTGAAAATTGTTTCAGTACCTTGGATGAAAGTTTTAATTATGAAGACTATGAAGGTGATATTTATGTTGACATTGAAGATGAACTAGAATATCTAGGATTTGATGCCAACGAAATAGCAAAGAAAATGACTGATTATGCTGATATAATAAATGATTGGATTGAAGAAGGTTTATCTGCTAAACTTATAGCAAGTAAACTCGAAGATTATAATTAAAGGAGAAACATATTATGTTAATGGAAGATGCTCAATACTATTTAAATAAGGCTGGTTATCGTATCATTAATGAAGCTGAAGTTGATATTTATACTCAAATTGAGGATATTTTGTCTGACCGTGGCTATTCAATGGATGATATTCAGCAAATGATGGCTGACCCAACTATTGAAAACTTGATTGACAATGGTTATGATGCTGTTGCTGTTGCTGACGAACTTGAAGCAGGTAGCTGTGTTGGTTGCGATGAAGAAGATGAAACGGCTGAACTTGAACTTGCTGGTGATAGATATGGCGAACTTGACGATTATGTCTTTGATGAATCATATATCCAGGAAGGTAAGTCCCGCAGCAAGAGTGATAAATTCTCTCACAAGGAAAAAGTAGCAAGCAAGAAAAAGAAATGTTATGACTGCGATGATGATGACTGTGATGACGATGACTGTGAATTGGATGAATCTCTAGCTGATGATTTTCCTGATACATTCCGTGAACCAAATACAGTTCAACAAGGTACAGATGATTGGTCTGATTTTAAAGACAATTTTAGAGCCAAAACACTTCTTTTGAAGAAAGCATTGACACCAAAATTTGTATCTGAATTGATTAAGAGAACTGATTTTGAAGTTGATGATAAGGAAATTAAAGCATATGCAATTTCAATAATTGAAAAGGCTAATTTGGATGCTAAAGATCCTGTACAAGCACTTCAAAAGAGAATTAAAGCTCACTTTGAAAAGTAATTAGAAACTGAAATGTGTGAAATGAAAAGGAACCTGAAAATGGTTCCTTTTTCTTGTATATAAATACAAATGAATATGTCAAAAGACGATATAATTTTTGAAAAAATTAAAGAATTATCAGAACCTGAATATACTGGTATGATGTTAAATCCAGATACTAACTGTAGTCCTAATGATATGTGGATTCCAAAACCAAAAGATATATCGTTAAAAATTAGAGAGGCTTTAAAGAAAAAAGCCATTATAAAACTAGAATGTGGATTGACTCCGGCTGAACAAAAAGTTGAAGATGATTTTATGGACTTTGATAAAAGTCATTAATTGTGAGGTGATTTGAATGTTTTTTAAAAATGAAAATTTACGAGGTGCTGGTGAACAGATACCAATGACTGAAGATGAAATGCGTGAATATATAAAATGTCAGCAAGACGTCTTCTACTTTGCAAAATATTTTACTATTATTGGGCCTTCAGGTGAAGAAAAAATGAAACTTCGCCCATATCAAGAAAAAATAATGAAGGTAATGGTTGCGAAAATTCCTGAAAAGAACAATAGAATAATCATGATGCGGCCGTCAAACTGGTAAAACTACATTGGCTACATTATATATCTTATGGTATGGATTATTCCATAAATCCAAAACAATTGCAGTTCTAGCAAACAAAGCCGCACAAGCCGCTGAAATTTTATTAAGAATTAAGAATGCTTATATAAAATTACCGATGTGGTTACAGCAAGGATTAGTAAAATGGAATAATGGCGAAATATTGATGGAAAATGAAACTAAGATATTCTGTGGTGCTAGTTCTAGTTCATCTGTTCGTGGTAAGTCCATTGACCTATTACTCGTTGACGAATTTGCATTCATTGATGACAATATGGCAACAGCATTCATGCAGTCAGTATTCCCTACTCAAGCTGCTAAAAAAGATGCTATGATGATTTTGATTTCAACACCTAAAGGAATGAACCATTTTTATAATATATGGCAAAAAGCAAAAGCCGGTAAAAATTCATTCATTCCTTGTAAGATTAGATGGGATGAAGTTGAAGGTAGAGACCAAGCTTGGCTAGAAAAACAGATTAGAGACAATGGTGCTCAATTCGTAGCACAGGAGTATCAGTGTTTGACTGGCGATAATAAAGTTATGGTTGAATATCCAGTTCCTGATGGTAGATTAGTTAAGAGTGAAATGACATTGGAAGAACTTTATATTATGCAAGAAAATGGATTGTTGGTATAAATATATTAGAGGTTTTCAATAAATGGCTGACGAAAAAAATAGACCATCTTGGGTAAAAGGCAAACACGATTATATGCGACCAGATCATCGTGAAAAGCATATACCTAAAGATAATTATTGCAATTTACAAGATACTTTTATGATGGAGCATCAGATACAAAATCTAGCTCAATTGATATAAAGGACAGCAACGTCAATCAATCCGTTGTTGAGCAGTGTTCCAGCACTGCTCTAACTTTTATAAATATATTAGACATGCTGGAACATGTCTTAAATTTTGGAGATTGATTATGTATTGTAAAATTTGTAATAAAGAAATAAGATATTTTAATAAACATTTAAACGAAGTACATAATATTACTGGTGAAGAATATTATGATACTTATATAGATAATTCAAATCATGAATGTGCCGAAACTAATTGTCATAAAAAAGCAAAATTTTTAAGTGTATATTGTGGATATAATAAATGTTGTAGCCAAAAATGTGCTAATAGATTATCAACCACAGAAAGACATCAAAATGAACCTATATTTGGTTTAGAAAAAGCACAAAAAACAAATTTACTATTATATGGAAATGTTTGTTCTTTACATGGAACAGAACAAATAAAAGCAAAAAAGAAAACTTGGAAAATAAAATATGGTGAAGAACATCCATGTAGATCTGAAGAAATACAAGATAAAATTATAACTACAAAAATGAAAAATAATAACTGTGAAACTAAGGAAGAATATTATGAAATATTACAAAATCAAATAAAAGAAACACTAAAAAAACAATATGGTTGTAATGAAGATGGAACTCAAAAAATAGTTAATGTATTTCAATTAGAAACATCAAAGAAAAAGGCTAAAGAAACTAAATATAAAAAATATGGTAATGAAAATTATTCAAATCATGATAAAGCCTGTAAAACATTAATGGAATTATATGGTTCAATATTTAATAATCCAAAATTTAAATATGATAATAAATTCTTTGATAGTTCTTATGAATTAGTATATTACATATATTTAAAAGATAATAACATTAATTTTGAATATCATCCTAAACATATATTAACATATTTTTGGTCTGGTGATAATAAATATCATAAGTATTTTCCAGATTTTATTGTACAAAATAAAATTATAGAATTGAAAAATGATTTTGTACTTAATATAATGAAAACTGATTTAAATTCTAAAGAACATGCTAAATATGAATGTATGCTGGAAAATAATGTTGATATAATATCAAATAATGAAATAAAGCCATATATAGATTATGTAAGTAATAAATATGGTAATAAATATATAGAACAATTTAAAATTATTAGAGAAAATAATGGAACAAAATAATAAACGTCCTGATTGGGTTAAAAACCCTATAAAACCTGATTATATGACTAAAGAACATAGAGATAAACATGTTCCAAAAAAAGATTACTGTGATTTGCAAGATAATTGGATGTTAAATCATACAATACAAAACATTACACAATTAAAAGCATATATTAAAGGACAATTAGGTTCACCTATTATATGTTGTGAAATTGCAGATTCTCAGTTAGAAGATGTAATCCGTGATACTGTTCAATATATTTGGAGATATTATTATAAAGAAGGTGCTTATAGAGACTATCTTTGTATGGAACTAATACCAGGAAAAACACATTATAAAATCTGTCAAGAACTTGAATCGGTTGTTGATTTCCAAACAGCAAACTGGCTTGGTAATATAAATGAATTATTTACAGTTCCACACAATCTTCTATATGACCAGATGATGGGTATGAATAACTTTAACTATAATGGAATGTGCTATGGCGATTCTAGTTATGGTGATGTAATGGGAAACTTCAATGCAACATTGGTATGGCTAGAGCAAGTAAAATTTGATTTAGGCGAATCATATCAAGTTAGTTATAATCAAAAAGAAAAAGAATTATATGTATGGCCTTCACCGAGAAGAAAAGTACATGGATTAATGGAAGTTGTAAAGAGACAACATAGTTCAAAGATATTCAATGATTATTGGTTTAAGGAACTTGTTGTATGTAAATCTGGGATGTTATGGACGAACTCATTAAGAAAATACTCCTTAACTATTGCAGGTGGTGGTACTTTGAATGCAGATTCTTTATATAGTTCATTTAAAGAAAGATATGATGCTGCAATAGAGCGTGTGGATAAAGAATCACCGAATGGTCATTGTTTAATAGTTGGCTGATTTTGTGAGATACGCCTCTTACAAAAAACGAAGGAAGTACAAATGTACTTCCTTCAATGTATGCAGGATAATAACGTAAAAATAATAACTGATGTGACTGTATATATGGAATATATAAGAGATAAATTTGGAACAATAAAGTATTTAAGTAGATTTAAAAATAATAAATAATAAATAACTAAAATGTTTATTGGAGAATAGTGATATGAAATATGAAAAGTTGATACGAATCCCAGCAAAAAAACATGTATGGCCTGAAGATAAAGATATTGATTTTGAAGCCTACGATACGAAAATGGCAGATGATGCATTTAAGGAAGTGGTAAATTGGTATAGTGAAGCTGATACAAGAGCAAAAGAACTAGAAAGTGAATTGTCTGAATTGAAAAAAGAAAAAACTAAAGACCATAAAGAACTTACAAAAACAATTACAGACTTGACGAAGAATAATACTGAATTGACCACAAAGGTTGATACTTTGACTTGGAAAAATGGTGAACTAGAAAATAAGATTATGAGTTTGACTTGTGAATTGGAAGATGCTAAAGGTAAAGTATTGACTAGCAATAGTAATTTTAATCAGTTATCTAATAAGGTAAATGATTTATATAAAGAACTTGAAACAGAAATTAATAACAAGAAGAAACTATGGGCAGAATTAGATGAAGTTAAAACTGCTTGTCTAGAAAAAGACAATAAATTGAAAATTGAAAGAGAATTGAAGGAAAAGTTTGAAACTAAACTAAATACAATAGAAAAAACTATGAAGACATTGTCTGACACAATAAATTTCTATAATGAATGGAAGAAAAATGAGAAATAAGTATAATTCAGTTATATGGTATAATCCACATATTAATATTTTCGTGATTGAAGAATTTGGTACTGGAGATAATCTATTACCTATTGACAAAGAAGATGGCTATATTGGATATACTAATATAGGTTCATTTGAAGGTAATGATGAAACTGAAGTAGACATAACAGATGATATTTCTACAATACTTAAACTAAATATTGATGAAGATTATACTGCTGACGAATTGTACATAAATGGAACTGAAATGTCTTTGATAGATGGTGGTCAATTACTATATAAGACTGTACCAATTTTAAATGATATGCACCATTTAAAAGATGTATTGTATCAGTTAAATTTACAAAATACGAAAGAATATGAATGGATGATTATTAAAGGTACTAAATGAAGAACATAACAAACAGAACAAATTTTCTAAAAGAAGAAAACTTAGATGGTTATCTAGAGTATGATTTGGGAAGTATTGATTTTGGAAATTTTGATTTTGGTGCCGTTCAGTATTATATGGTAAAAGAACTTGATATAGGTAGACCTGACATTATATCACAGAAACTATATGGCACAACAAACTATTGGTGGTTTTTGATGTGGTTCAATGGAATAACTGATGTATGGAATGATTTAAGAGAAGGACTTGTTTTATCATATCCTAGTTTAGATTTAGTCCGTGAAGCATTTAAACTATATTATAAAAAATCTTAAAGTTATCAATTAAACAAAAAATATCTTGACCATTATACATAAATGGTCATTTTTTATATTTGTTTTTATGTTAATACAGAATGATAATTTCTTTGAATTGATTGGTAATCTAATACAATTAAAGTATATGATAAAAAATATACTTGAAAGACATGGTACATTACATCCAAAACTTAATAAAGATGAATATAAGCATTTGAAGGATAAACTGGAATATGGTGCATTTCCTAGTCTATATGATTTGAAAAAATCAGGAAAAACCTTTATTGGCGAAATAGAGACTTACCTATTATACATAAAAGAGACACTAGAAAGTGAAAAACAATGTGAACAACGAAAGAAAATTGACCCAATTGTTGAAAATAGACTTAGAAAAATTTGGAAAGAAACTAAAGTATTAATGAAAAAATATGAATTGGATTATGATTATACTGAAGATACCTTAGGAGATATATAATAATGGTAAAAGTAAAAATTGTTAAAGATAAGGCTGAAATAATTGATGATGCAGAATGTACACCAGGTCAGTCTAGACAATATGATTTATTTGAATTTCAGATAATGCCAATTTTTAAAGAAAAAAATCTTGATACCTGGATGGGTAATTTTAGAGAATTAGATTCTGATTTCTATGTTGATTGTATAGAATACAATGCCGAAAAAGACGAAACATTAATTAAGTTCAAAATGAATGGTGAAAGGTAATTATAAATGAGTGAAGTGAAAGAATATGGTGCAAATAGCATTGAATTTTTAAAGGGGCTTGAAACAGTTCGTACTAGACCTACGATGTACATAGGTGCTGTGTCTGGTAATCCATCTGATGGTTTGTATAGACTTTTAAGAGAATCCTTGGATAATGCGATTGACGAATACTTAGCAGGATTTAATAAGAACATTTGGGTATTCTATAATACGAAAACGAAGCAAACAACAGTCGTGGATAATGGTAGAGGTATTCCTGTTGGTTGGAATGAAAAAGCCCAAATGGATTCTTTGACACTTGTATTTACACAATTACACGCTGGTGGTAAGTTCAATCACGATGTATATAAGACTTCTTCTGGATTGAATGGTATCGGCCAGAAAGCTATTGCAGCACTATCTACACAATTACAAGTCTGGTCAAACAATAGTAAGGACAATTGGTTCTACACACAGACATTTGAAAAAGGTGTAATTAAATCTGATGTAACTCGTTGTAGATTGCCTGAAGAATATAAAGGTCTAATTAAGAAGAAAGGAACAATAGTTCAGTGGACACCAGACCCAACTATATTTACTGATTCAACAGATTTGGATTTACATAGACTAAAACGTGAATTGAAAGATATTCAGTATCTATGTCCTGGACTACATATATTTTTGAAAATAGACAACAATGAAGAAATTGAATATTATTCTGAAAAAGGTCTAGAAGAACTCGTAGCAAAAAATGAGAATGATTCTATCTTTACATATAATGACGAATTTACAGATGTTGCTGTAAATTTTGCAAAGGAAGATGGATATACATTTAGAAGTTTCGTTAATGTATGTTATACAAATTTAGGTGGTACTCATTTAAATGGATTAAAGAAAGCCATTTGTAATGTTGTAAAAGATAATTCTAAAAAGAAAATTTTAAATGATGATATATTAGAAGGTGTGATTGGTGCTATACATCATAGAATGGCGGACCCTCAATATCAAGGACAAACTAAAAATGAATTGACAAATACACCTGTTGAAAAAGAAATTATTGAAAAATTGACACCTGCATTGGAAAAGTACTTTAGACGAAATAAGGATGTTCTAACTCGCATTGTAACATATGCTGAAAAGATGTTTGAACAAAAAGAAAAAATGAAAGCATCTAAAGACTTATTGAAAGGTCTAAAAACATTGAATGCAGGAAGTAAATATATTAGCGATAAATTCCTTGATGCTGATAGAAGAAAATATAAAAATCCAAATGAACTAGAAATGTTTATAGTGGAAGGTGACTCCGCCGGTGGTCACTTTAAGCATGCTCGTGAAGGTTTCCAAGGTGAATTAAAGATTCGTGGTAAGATTATCAATGCAGCAAAAGCAACACCTGAAGAACTTTTTGGTAAACCAACAAAGAAAGGTGAAGCAAAATGTGATGGTAACCGAGAAATTAAAGACCTTGTAGCAGCACTTGGATGTGGTATTCAGACTGACTATGACGAATCAAAATTACGCTTTGGTAAAGTAATTCTAATGGCGGATTCAGATGTTGATGGTCAGCATATCTGTAATCTTTGCACAGCATTCTTCGTGAACTATATGCCTGATTTAATTAAGAATGGGCATTTGTATATCATTGACGCTCCATTGTTCGTTGCTACAGGTGCAAAAACAAAAGCGTATGGAATGACTAGAAAAGAAATAGATAATAAGATGAAAGAACTTAAATGTTCTGATTATACGATTACTAGATTGAAAGGATGGGGTGAATGTTCTCCAGAACAACTTTCTGAACTATGTCTAAATCCAAAATCTAGAAAGTTAATCCAGGTGAAATGGACTGATGCCACAGAAAAAGCTTGTGAAGATACTATGGGTGAAGGAACGGCATTTAGAAAAGAATTACTTGGTATTGACAAGTAAAAATAATTTTACATTTTAATATAATAAATGGTTGACATTAGTCAGCCATTTTTCTATATTTAAACTTAGAAACAACAACAATGAGGTTCTAATGGCAAACAAACTTTATGGTGTCTTTGAAATTGGCTGGCCGTCCTGCCAAAATCGTGAAACCAAACTTGCTCAGGAAAAAAACAAACAGTCACTTCGTGAAGATGGTGTAAATGAAAATGGTTTTTGGACTCGCACCTTTATTGAAGATAAATCTACTGTCCAGGCTATTGCTTGTGATATTCGCCGTAGAAATAGTCCTAAAAATACTACATCTCGTGCTATTAAGATGGGTCAATGGCATAATGCTGTGATTGTTCACGAAGTTATTCCTGATTTTGGTACTCGCCGAGCTTATTGGAAATTGTCTGAACGAGAATTGGAACAGGCTAGAAATAGTGAAATGTATAAGGAAATGAAGAATGTTTAATTGCGATAAACTTTTTAGAAGAACTAAACACAGTCTTAACATTGACAACACTATGATGCAGCCTGAAAGGACTTATTGGTCTTTGATTATGGAAGTTCTTGCTCGTTATTCTGAAGGTTTGAAAAAAGATGAAATCATTGAAAAGATTGGTTATTGTTCATCTCAGAGTGAAGTATGGCAATCTTTAAAGCATTGGGGCTACATTGAAAAGATTCCTCATAGCTGGAAAATGAGAGTCACACCAAAGGGATTGAACCATATTACGAAAGTTTTTGAAGAAAATGGTTTAACATTTAATCCCAATGGTGTAGCCGAAAGGGTGCAACTGATGAAGATGGCAGAAGTTCAAGGTAGAATTAACATTATCAATAAGGAGTTCAAGAATGCTTGATTTTGACCCGGCTGGACAGAAAAACATCAATTTCTCTTGTTCTAGTGTCTTGAATAAAGACGATGAACGATATGAAAAGTACAAGAACCAGCGTATGGAAAATGGTTTTGATGATAGCGAGACCTATTCATTGGATTTCGTGATTTCGCAGTTCATTCTTCCGAGGCTCCGCCGTTTTCGTGAATTGACAAACGGTTTTCCATCAGAACTTTCATCTATGACTGAATGGAAAGTTATTCTTGACAAGATGATTGCTGCATTTGAACTTGATGTGAAGCGTTTTGATTGTACTTTTACTGATATGGAACAGAAAGCCCTTGATGAAGGATTTGAACTGTTTTTCAAATATTATCATAATTTGTGGTGGTAATAATGGATGATGATATTCTACAGAAAGCATACAAAGAATTAAAAGAATATGTAAGTACTGTATGGAAGGATAATTTATCAGCAGATTATGCCTTGTCAAATTATTTTAAATGCACAGACAAAAATCATTATACTGAGATTACTTTAACTCCTGGTTGGAATTTTGATATTAATACCTGGGAATCAAAAGTAAGATGTATCTATAATACTCATTGTTTTGACAATTCTCAAGAAATAAAATTTATATTTAGTTATGACTATTTGGATATAAAAGCCGATAAACATATAATGATAAAGGATTTTGTAAATGTACATAA